TCGATGATTTACTTAGTATTAATGAAGAAAATCAATTTATACGCAGATCCTCACTCCTCATAGCGGCCCGGCAAGTTGGAAAATCGCATATCGGCAGAATGAGAGCTATAGCAGGGCTCGTATTATTCGGCGAAAAAAATCAGCTAATAATGAGCTCTAATCGCTCAATGGCTTTAACTAACTTTAGAGATATCTGTAATATCTTTGAAGATAATGACCACTTGGGTAAATTGGTAAAACAGATCAGATACGCGAACGGTACCGAATGTATCGAGATGCGTAACGGTAATCGCTTAGATGTAGTAGCGGCTACTCGCGACGGATCGCGTGGACGTACTGCCGATTTTCTCTGGATCGATGAAATCCGCGAAATCAATGCCGAAGCTTTCGCGGCCGCACTTCCGGTAACACGTGCCCGGCCTAATTCACAAACGTATCTAAGTTCAAACGCAGGCGACGCCTTTAGTACTACGCTAAACGATTTACGAGAAAAAGCTTTAAGTAATCCACCTGAGAGCTTCGGCTTTTACGAATATTCAGCGCCACAATGGGCCGCGCTAGATGATCGTAAAGGCTGGGCTATGGCTAATCCAAGCTTGGGCATAATGATTACCGAAGAAGCTATAGAAGAAGCTTTATCAATTAATACAGTTGAAAACTTCCGAACCGAAACGCTCTGCCAATGGATCGATAGCCTTCAATCGCCATTCCCACATGGCTCAGTTGAAGCTACAAGTAATAAAGATCTGGTGCTATCGCCTGGTCCTTTAACTGTAATGGCTTTCGATATTAGCCCAAGCCGCAGAGATGCAAGTTTAGTAATGGGTCAGATAACGCCCGAAGGTAAGTTCGGAGTGTGCGTACTTGAAACTTTTCATGCGCCCGTAGCTGTAGATGAATTGGCAATAGCCGCCGCTATAAAAAAATGGTGCGATCTCTATTATCCGCGAGTAGTCTGTTTCGATAAATATACTACCGCCAGCGTTGCTAGCCGCCTTGAAAGATCCGGCGTAACAGTTCGCGATATCAGTGGCCAGACGTTTTACCAAGCTTGCTCGGATCTACACGATCAATTAACTAATGGCCGGTTAGTGCATTCGGGCCAAGATGTACTAATTCAACACATGAATAACTGCGCGGCTAAAACTAACGATAGCTCTTGGCGCATAGTCCGGCGTAAATCAGCTGGTCCGGTCGATATAGCTATAGGCCTAGCGATGGTAATTCACGTGCTAGTCCAACCCCAAGAAGCCGCGAAAATATATAGCGACACGTAAACAGATAACGGGAAATGTACTTGACTTTTACGAAAAACTTAACTCATGGGATTACTGCAAACTTTAGGCCTTAGGCCAAGTACTAACAAAGTAGAGGCACAGCTAGCGCCTGCCGTAATGAGTACTACTTATGGCTATGGATCATATAACACCGGCACTTCTTGGGGATTAGGAACAATGCTTCGTGAAGAAGCAATTCAGGTACCAGCGGTTAATGCGTGCAGAAATATTATTACCGGAGTTATCGCTTCACTCGATATCGAATTATATAAAAAATCTACAGGCGAACAAATAGGTAAGCCGCTTTGGTTAGATCAACCAGATTTAAGACAGCCACGTGCAGTAACGATAGCTTACACAATCGATTCACTAATATTTAATAACGTCGCGTACTGGCGCCAAACTGAACAATACGCCGATGATGGCAGAGGCTCACGCTATGAGTGGATCTCTAATAGTCGCGTAACATTTACTACTAATAAATACGGCACAGAAATCGATCAATATTTTCTCGATGGTAATTCCGTTCCTATGTCCGGTAATGGAAGTTTAATTACATTTCAGGGAATTAACGCCGCAGGAGTTTTACAATCTGGCTCACGAACAATTCAAGCCGCCCTAGATTTGGAAAAAGCTTCGGCTGTATCAGCTTCTACGCCAATGCCTACCGGTTATATTAAAAATACTGGAGCAGATTTACCAGAATCACAAATCGCCGGATTATTAGCATCATGGAAAGCCGCACGCCAATCTCGTAGCACTGCGTATTTAACTTCTACTTTAAGTTATGAAACTACAGGATTTAGTCCTAAAGATATGATGTATAACGAAGCTCAACAATTTTTAACTACGCAAATATGCAGATTATTCGGAGTGCCGGCTTACATGTTATCGGCTTCAATGGACACGTCTATGACCTACCAAAATATTTTAGATTCTCGTAAAGACTTCATGGCTTACACACTGCAACCTTATATAACATGTCTAGAAACACGTTTATCGATGAACGATATGACCGCTAACGGAAACATAGTCAAGTTCGCAGTGGACGATACCTTCTTACGCGCCGATCCATTACAAAGATTAGCCGTAACAGAAAAACTATTAGATCTTGGCTTAATCGATGTTGAGCAAGCTAAAGAAATGGAAGATCTAACCCCAGAAGGAAATATGAATCCAGAAATAAATGAGGTAATGGACTAATGGAAAAAATAACACATTTAACGTTTTCTAGTGATATCGAGAGTAGCGATACAGGCCGTAGGTTAATCTCTGGGGTCGTATTGCCATTTAACAAAATTGGCTCAACCAGTGCAGGCCCAGTTTTATTTGAAAGCGGTAGCGTTGAAATCCCAGATGCTCGCCGTATTAAATTATTAGCGCAACATAATCAGATGGACCCAATCGGTCGCGCACAAAGTTTCAAAGTTACCCAAGATGCTATCTATGGCACGTTCAAGATTAGCGCTAGCTCTAAGGGCACAGATTATTTAACTTTAGCCGCAGAAGATTTAGTTAGCTCTTTATCTATCGGCGTAGATGTAATTAAAGCAAAGAAAAACGCAGACGGCGTACTAGTCGTGTCTAGCGCAGTTATGAAAGAAGTTTCCTTAGTCGAATCCCCTGCCTATGCAGATGCGATCGTAACTAAGGTGGCCGCAAGCGAAAGCGAAACGGAAGAAGCTCCAACCCAACCAACTACCGAAAGTGAGGCTATCTTGGACGTAAAAGCTCCAGAGCCAACAGATACACCGGCAGAAGCGACTACTCCAATCGTAGAAGCCGCACGCCCAACAGTTACAGCACCATTAATCCAAACTACACTTCGTTCGCCAATTACCTCTATGGCGGCATACACAGAGCACAAAATTAAAGCCGCGTTAGGTGATGAAGATTCAAAGCTTTATGTAACAGCTGCGGATTCATTTACAAATAACCCAGCATTTAATCCAACACAATATCTAACCGAGTTCGTAACTAATACTCGCTTCGGTACTCCTGCTATTGATGCATGTAGTCAAGGCGTTTTACCAGAAATCGGTATGTCTATTTCAGTACCTTCACTAGTTACGTCAATTGCAGGTGGTACAGGTGTAGCACCAGTAGTAACAGTAGAAGCCGAAGGCGGCGCAGTACAAAATACCGATATGGAAACCGCGTATCTTACAGGCACAGTTTCGAAGTACAGCGGCATGAACACCCTATCGATTGAGCTACTCTCCAGAGCTGGGTATCCCGGCTTTTATGCAGAGCTTACACAGCAGTTACAGAATGCTTATTTAACTGCTATTGATACAGCTGCACTAACAGCTCTATTAGCGGCGGGTACAAATGCAACAGCAGAAACAGCAGACAGCGCTGGAATTATTGATTATTCTGCTCAAGCTGCATCATTAATCTATAAAAACACTGGTTATTTTGCGCATAATTATATTTCTAATCCTGCGCAGTACCAAGCATTACTAGGCGCCGTAGATACTACTGGCCGTCCTATTTACAATGCCATTCAACCAATGAATGCAGCTGGACAGGTTGCACCTTCTTCAATTCGTGGAAATGTTTTAGGACTTGATCTATACGTAGATAAGAACTTTACAGAAACTACATTCGACGATAACTCGGCTGTAATCCTTGCACCAGAAGCATTTACCGTATATCGCTCACCTCAAGCGTTCATGTCTGTAAATGTAGTTTCAAATCTTCAAGTACAGGTGGCTATCTACGGCTTCATGGCAACAATCGCCAAGATGCCTTACGGAATCATCAAGTACGCAAAGATCTAAAAACACCTTAAGAATCTCTAGGGCTTAGTAGCCCTTAGCCCTAGAGAGCTATTAGCAAAGGAGTAGAGATATGGCCGCAACTTATGTAACGGTCGCTGAGTTACGCGCCGATCTTGGGATAGGTACGCTCTACTCCGATGCAACAGTAGAAGAAGTGTGCTCAACGTCGCAAGATTTATTAAATCAATATCTATGGTTTAACAGTGCTCCGGTAGTAGCCACTTCTATATCTAATAACGTCGCTACTGTAATGCTAGCTAATCCCGGTATATTCGTAACTGGTCAATCTGTAACCATCGCTGGAAGCGGTGCAAACTTTAACGGTGCCTATACTTTAACTGGCACTATACCTTTCTCAACCGGCACAGCTAATTTATTACCTGCTATCTGGTGGAATTGGGCTTATCAAACTTATCCAAGCGGATATAGCTTTATTCAATATACAAAGGTGCACGCGGATCTACCTTTCGTTCGCGTATTACCTTATGGCACGGCCACCGGGCCCGACACTAAAACAGCCACCTACGCTAATACCCCAGCGATCCGTCAAGCTGCGATGATAATCGCCGTAGATATATGGCAGGCCCGGCAGGTTTCTCAAACAGGCGGTAACGGTATGGACGGTTACTCACCTTCGCCTTATCGAATGGGTTACCAATTAATTAACCGAGTACGTGGATTAATCCAGCCGTACGCTAATCCTCTTGCACTTATAGGCTGATATGCCAGCCGCGATAACTACCTTAAGAGGCACGCTAGCTACAGATCTAGCTAATGCCGGTGTCTGGAGCACATTCGCTTTTCCTGCTCCAACATTATTAGCCAACTCAGTAAGCGTAATACCGGCGGATCCTTACATAACTCCGACTAATAACGATAACGCGACTATCGCACCACTCGCTTCATTTTCTATTTTAATAGCTGTGCCTGCCTTTGATAACCAAGGCAACCTAGCAAGTATCGAAACATTTTTAGTAGCTGTATTTCAAAAGATAGCAGCTTCTAATTTAGCACTAACAGTTACTAGCGTATCCGCTCCGTCGATCTTAAACGCGGCTAGCGGTGATCTTTTAACTTGCTCGATCAATATCTCAACACTCACGACTTGGAGCTAATCAAATGGCAGATGAATACGATATAAACGAAAATAACTTTCTGGCTCGAATAGGTCAGATAAAAGAAACACCTAAATCTAAAGCTGCGCCAATCGCAGAGAAAGAGGAGTAATCATGGCAGTAATGCTCAATTCTAAGGTTGGCGTGAAAATCGCTACTGTAGATATTTCCGATCACGTATCAAGTGCAACACTTTCACAAACTTTTGATGAGTTAGAGATCACCTCACTTGGGGATACAGCTCATAAGTTTACTAAAGGCCTAGAGGCTAGCACGCTATCTCTAGACTTCTTTAATGATTTTGCAGCTTCACAGATCAGCACGTTATTACAAACTAATTACGGCTCAACTGTAAGCGCTGTATTAATCCCAGAAAAAGGTACAGCTGTAAGCGCTACTAATCCGCTTTACACTGTATCGATTTTAATCAATAACGTAACCCCAATTTCGGGCGATGTCGCAAGCATTAACGCGAGCTCGATTTCTTTTACATGTAACTCCACTGTTGCATACGCAACTACTGGCACCTTCTAAGGAGCACTAATGGCAAAGCTAAAGATAACAAGGGCTAACGGCGAAACTACTGAACACAAAATTACGCCGGGTGTCGAATACGCTTTTGAAATTAAGCGAGGCATGGGCATAAGTAAAGCTCTGCGTGAAGATGAAAAGCAATCCGATATTTACTGGCTTGCTTGGGAATGTTTACGCAGGGCCAATATAACCGTGCCTACCTTCGGTATTGACTTTATCGACAGCTTAGAAACTGTTGAAGTAATGGACGAAGAAAAAAAATAATACAGCGGGATTCGATGACGTACACGATAGCGGCGCTATCTTGCGAACTTGGGATACCGCCTAAAGATTTTATCGATATGGATCCGCAGATGCTTGAAGCAATTATTCAAGTATTACGAGATAGAGCTAAGGAGATTAAAAATGCCGCAAGTAAAACCGCTCCACGTGGTCGGCGTTAATGATCTTCTAAAAGGCTTGAACTACATAGATGAAGATATGAAAGAAAAGATAAGTGCGGCTATTAGGCCTGCAATGTTAGGTATTAGAAACAAAGCTAGAGGCTTCGTACCTTCTAATAGTGAAGTATTATCCGGCTGGACTAGACAAGCTAACGCTCGCCCAGATTACAGGCCGTTTCCACGCTTTGATTCAGCTATGGCTAAAGCTGGTATCGATTATCGCGAAGGTGAAAATAGGACTAATAAAAATGGCTTTAGAGTAAGTAACTACGTTTATAACGTAAATCCCGGCGGATCAATTTATGAAACTGCCGGCAGATTAAATCCAGAAGGCCGTGCTCCATTTATGCGAGTATCTTCGGGTGAAGGTGGAAGCGTAGAAGGTTACGAAGGTAAGTCCAGAGGTAGAAGGCGATCTACTAGAACTTATAGCTCAGCTAATCCTTTCGCCGGTTATCAATTTGTTACAGATCTACCGCCTGTTACTTCACAGCCTAAAATGAAAGATGTTAGATCCGGTGGCCGTAAAACTAAAGGTCGCTTAATTTACAGAGCTTGGGCAGAGGATAGTCCTAAGGTATATAACGCAATTTTTAGAGCTGTAAACGCAACAGTAGATAACTTTAATAAGAGCACCGAGATAAAAAGGTCAGCTGCATAATGGCCAATTTAATCGTATCAGCGTTAGCTACGTGGAATGGTAAAGCCCTTAATAAAGGTAAACAGGATATATCGGCGTTCGATAAAACAGTTACAAAATTAGGCCGCAGTATGGCGGCTACCTTTAGCGCTTATCAGATATTGGCTTTTAGTAAGAAGGCTATAAAAGCCTTTGCCGCCGATGAGAAAGCCGCAAAATCTTTAGCATTACAGTTAGAAAATACAGGTAACGCTTTCGCAATTACAGAAGTAGAAAGATATATAAAAGGTTTAGAAAAAACTTACGCAATACTTACAGACTTACGCGCTCCATTTCAAACATTATTAAAC